TTGGGATACTTCTTACAAATGCGTTTTCAATAGTGGGAACAATAATGGGTATTAAATACGCAACAGAAAACAATAATCAACAACAATAAAAAATAAAATAAATTAATTATGTTACTTAAAGTAGGTTCAAAAGGAGAAGATGTAAAAAAACTACAAACCAAACTTGGTTTAACACCTGATGGTTCATTCGGACCGAACACAGAAAAGAAAGTTAAAGAATGGCAACAAACAAACGGATTAACTGCCGATGGTATTGTTGGTTCGGGGACTTGGACAAAGATGTTTGGTGAATCTCCACAAGTAGTTAAAGAAGATGTAGTTATCACACCAGTAGAAGGTTTAAACATTGAGAAACTTAAAGGGACTATTCCTGATACGGTAATTTCACAGATTGCAGAAACCGCAAAGAAGTTTAATATCACAAACAATTTGAGATTGGCTCACTTTTTAGCTCAATGCGCTCACGAATCAGGATCGTTTAAATTTGTTTCTGAAAATCTTAATTATTCTGCCGACGGATTAAAGAAAACATTTGGTAAATACTTCCCTGGAACACTTGCGGAATCATACGCAAAACAACCTGAAAAGATTGCGTCCCGTGTTTATGGTGGAAGAATGGGAAATGGTGACGAATCAACCAAAGAAGGGTTTAAATTTAGAGGGAGAGGATATATCCAATTAACAGGAAAATCAAACTATGTGAAGTTCACTCAATTTATTGGTGAAGATTGTGTAGGCAATCCTGATTTAGTTGCAACCAAATATCCATTAGCTTCCGCCGCATTTTTCTTTAATAATAATAGTTTGTGGAGTATCTGTGATAAAGGTGCTGATGATGCAACTGTAACTGCGGTAACCAAAAGAGTAAATGGAGGAACAAATGGTCTTGCGGATAGAATCTCAAAGTTTAAAAAGTATTACAACTTACTTAAATAAAATAAAAAACCCCGAGATCTCGGGGTTTTTTATGATAAAATTTTTATCTCACTTGTTGTTTCAATAACAACTCTTGCACCACAACTTAATATAGGTTTTGTATCACATCCAGATCCCCCATATATTATTTTACTGGGTCCCAATATTTCAACCTCATTACAATAAGTGTTAGTTTTACCTTCTTTGATTGTAATGACGGGTAGTTCAGTCCCTTTAGTTTTATTAGATCTAATATGGTGCTGATTGACGTGAATTCTCTTTATTTTTGGTCTTTCCATTCCCAACCTAACAATAGTTTCGTAAAGAACCGATGAAGTGACTTTGGTTTCTTCTCAAAGAAAATGTGAAAACTCTTACCGATTTTATATGATCCGGCTTGTTTTGGGACTTTAATGTGAGGTACCTCACTCGCTCTCATAACAAGTTCTTCATTTAAATCAAAATTCGTTTCTTTTTTCTTTTTATATTTATACCCTTTTTTCTTTGTGGTTTTTTCGGGATGAACCGTTTCTCTTAATACTTCTTTCTCCATATTATTAAAATAATATAAAAAGTTTTGGGTGTAAATGTTATTTCACACCCAAAACTTCTTTTTTATAGTAATCATCAAATCCTTCCAAATAATTTGTGATTGATTTATTTTTATCGGATCCGATAACCTCGTCAATAAGTCCAAACTCAACCGCCTCATCAGAACTATACCATCTGTCACGACTTGAGAAATCTAAAACTTCTTGGAAGGTCTTTCCACAATTTTCTGCCAATATTTTAAACAAAATGTAGTTATACTTTTCACCTTCCATTTGATTAATTCGGGTATCCTGAATGTTCCCTTGAGTTCCGTGACTTACTTGGTGAGTCATTACTTTGGAATGGATCAAGGATGATCGTTTACCCTTAGTACCTGACGATAAAAGAACTGACCCCATAGACGCACACATACCTAAGTTTGTGGTTACGATATCAGAACTAACATAATTCATTAAATCCACAATACCAAGTCCACACATTACGGATCCTCCCGGACTATTAATATAAAGTGTAATATCCTTTTTTTCAACAGAATCCAAAAACAATAACTGAGCTTGGACAATGTCCGACATTCGTTGATCAACAGGTCCTGATAACCACAAGATACGATCACGCATTAATCGGGAAAAAATATCAATTTGAGTTGCTCTTAATTCTCTTTCCTCTAAAATATATGGTGTTAGTGATGCTTCAAATTCATTCAACGCTAACGAACTAATCCCTTCACTCTTAGCAAAACTTCTAAACTCTTTTCCGTAATCCATTCTTATTAATCTTTTGTAACTGAAATTATCATCGCATATCCCGTTCCTTTCTCTTCTGAAAGATATAGATAAACGATATTTCTACTTGGGTGAGTAATGATCCAATAGTTATCACCGTCTTCGTCTTTACCAAAAGGATTTTCTAAACTTTGACCATAATCCGCCAACATATTTTTCAAATACGCTTTCGTTGATTGAGTTTCGTTGTAATAGAACATCTGATCTTTGTTATCTTTTGAATTAATAACATACCAAAAATCTACAGGAACTTCTTTATCGTTTTTTTCTACGGTAACGATACCTAATTGTGATTGAGCATTACCTACAAATAATGCCATTGCCATACCAAATGTTAAAATTAACTTTTTCATAATTATCTGTTTTTACTTTTTATAATGATACTATTTTCAAATGGTTTAGTCAATCTATAACATCGGTTAAATATTGTCTTGAGGATAATTTAACTTTTCCTGACGTAATCATATTAATAATTTTCATACATTCATTCCAATTTTTACAACCACTTAAATCAATTGTAATTAAATTTCTTTTTTTATTTTTCATAATTCTTAACTTTAATTACTTTTTACACTTTTATGTATTTTTGTTAAAACTATTTAACACTATTCTCTTCCAAAAATTGGTTTATTTCTTCTTCAGTAGTTTCTTTAAGGTTCCCTTCTTCTATGAATTTTTCAATAAACAATTCCTTTAATTTCTTTGAGATTTGTTTTGTTTTAATTACTAAAGATTCGTTTTCTGTTACCATATAATAACCCGTGAATGTATCTGATTCTTTTGGATACCCAACCAAAAAATTTGGTTCAAAGTTTCTATTCTCATCGACAACTTCAAACACGCCTCTTATTATAACACCTCGTGTTCCTTTGGTTCTATATTCTTCCGGATTATCTAATACATCATCCAATAACTTGTGAATATCATTTCTTAATGTTTTTTCATCATTAGTTCCTGATAAATCTTGTACCATTTCTGGTGACCAAGTAAGTAAAATATGTTTTCTTGGTTCAAATGTCATTGGGTCATATATTGTTTGTGATATTGATGCTCCATTTTTAACCGGTTCTAACAATGTTGACGGGTCATACATTTCAGGTGATAAATAAATTGAATATAAATAACACTTACCTTTTAATTTCATACCTTCTTTGTATTTGAAATTTGATGCTGTTACTGTTTTACCATTTTCCAATTCAAAATTTGGAAAATGCACTACTTCCAAATCATCGCATTCTGAAAACACATCAAATTTTAATAGTTCGTCTTTTACTTCTTCAAGGACTTTTGAATTTAAGATTGTATCAAATAAAGGTTCATTACCTAAATCTATTCTTTCATCAAAAATTTTTTCTACAAAATCGTCTAATTTCATTTTATATTATTTTATTTATTTATTCTTTTTAACGGTTCTTTTTTAAAAAAATATCCTGAAATATCCATATATTTCATTACTTCTTTATCTCCTTCAATGGTTGTCGTTCCATTTTCAACCTTTAACATTATTATTTTATACCCAAAACGGTTTGATAACCATTTGATAAATTTTACGTGTATTCTTTTCATTGTTTTTCCGTTTTTATTTGATTTTTAACTTTATTGATATAACCCTCCAATAATACAATCTTTCTTCTAATTCCAATCTTATCCATATCTGCTAACATCCTCAAATAATCGTTCAACTCCTCAAGTTGTGTTTGTGGTGTCATTTCCTTTTGAACTTCCAAATCCATATCGGGAAATGTGTTCTTTAATGCGTTTTTCATTCTGATTGGCATATCACCATCTGATAGTTGTGGATCATCCCACGATGTGTCTCTTTCCATAGTTTTTTAATTTTAATCTTTGTATTTATAATTGTCAAATTTTGGTGATTTTAATCTACCTTTAATTGTCATCTGGTGAATGTTCAAAATATCACTTGCTTCTTTTAAAGTCCTATATTCTATATCATCAATAAAAAAGGGTTTGTTGAATGACATTGTTTTCCCTTTTTGTGGTTCACTTAATCTTACTTTTTGATCTTCATCACTATAATAGGTTTTTATTTCATCTTTATAGTGATAATTTTTATATTTAGGGTTTTTACTTAATACTCTCCATCTTATAGTAGCAATAGATATCCCAAGAATTTTTGATGCTATACCTAAAGAATTATAATGAATATTATCAATTACAATAGGAGTATTTTGTTCACCATTATATACCCCTGTCATTCTAATTGAAGATTTTTCCTTATACTCTTCCGTGTGTTTTTTACCATAAAATGGATTGTTTTTACCATCTTTAGGTCGACACTTATTACAATGAGTATGTCCGTAACCTATTCTTTTTCCACATTCACAATAAACAAAAGAACTACCTCCTTTCCAATTTGGATTCTTATCTAAAGGTTTTGAAAATTTTTCTTTCATTTCTTCATCAGACAAACTATCTCTCCATAATTTACTACCTTTTTTTATGTTTTCAACAATTTTATCTTTATTTGGGTTTTTACTTATATTATCACCCCCACTAGCCTTTAAACCTATATTGTAATCACCACAAGTATCTATATATTTTTGTTCAACCTCAAATATATTTTCTAATTCACATTTCTCAACAATTTCAAAACTAAAATTATCTTCACCATATTTATTCCAGGCTTTCTGTAAAATACAATTTATATGTTTTTTATTCCTTAATTGATTTAAATGTGTTTTCCATCTTTTTTCAATATTTTTAGAGGATCCATAATAACATTTATCATTAACCAAATTTTTAATTCTGTAAATCCCAATCATAATTTCCCTTTATTATAAATATCTTCATAACAAGAAAAATTAAACTCTAACCCTAAAAATTAATTAGAAAGTGGGAAATAAATTTTAGGATGTGATTGATAATTTTCTAAAATAATATCCTGATAAGTATATTCAGACAAATCATTAACAACCTTATCTGAAAGTTTAACACTAGGTAAAGGATAAGGTTCTCTGGTTAATTGTTCTTTAACTCCGTCAATTTGGTCAAGATAAATATGACAATCACCAAAATTACCAATCAATTCTTCTGGAACCATATTAACCTGTTTTGCTAACATCATAAGTAATATCGCATAGGACATTATGTTTGCGGGAATACCAAGTGGAAAATCACAAGATCTTTGATTCCACATTAAAGAGATTGCTCGTTTAGGTATTGATGAAAAACATTCAAGTTCAATTAAAGGATTACCTGTGAATGGGTCTTTGTGTTCTTGCCACCCATCAACAAATATCTGATTAGCCGATTCAGTAATGTCTACTTTAATATCGCCAGCATAACCACCTGAAGGTTTTGATATACTCCAATTAATGTAGATTTCTTTAATTTTATCTAAGTCATCATACCAACTCAACTCTCTTGTATAAATTTGAAATCCATAATGACAAGGTGGAAGTA